TAGCTGGCCTAGCATGTTTCAAAGCTTGGGGATCAGGAGAATGTTCATGGGGCATTAATTGTGGTGCCTTGGGAGTAAACTCACTCGTATGCACCCACGCACCTGTCCATTCTTTCACCATTTCCGTGTAGGGAAATTGTAATCCGCTACGATCAGAAATGGCTAGAGCAAATTTTCCGCTAGCATATGCCATTTATTAAACCCAAGTATATTTTTGTTTTTTATTTTTCATTACAGCGCCTTGGCCTTGTACAGTTCCAGTAACTTTTCCTTTACTAATTTTGAAAGGTACACCGCCAGAAGCTCTATTAGTTGAAGTTGGAGCGTCTCCCTTATCAGTTGCTGCTCCTACATTCATAGCTGTCTTTGGTGTTTCTATTTGACCTCTTCCATAATGTCCGATTTTCTTACCCGAAGCATCACGGCTATTGGCTGTTGATTTATTCCATAGTGGATTGCTCATTAGTTCTCCTTTTTACATTCACAGTCCTTGCATTCACAATTGTCTCCACAATTGCAATCAGGACCACATTTTTCACATCCCATATTCCCTCCTATGGTATATATGCCTGTGCCGGTTTAACCCTGAACGAGACCCGTTCACGGTTAGCATCAGCTGTACGCTGAAATTCTTCATCATAAATTGTTTTTAATCCAGGCGCCATCATTGGAGTCCTTTTAATCGCTATATAATAGGCTAATCCAGAAATTAAACAAGGAAGAAAATAGAAGGGAACATCCGCATAAGTAGACGACGCTCCTCCGCTTACAGAACTGCTTGTTGCATCTTGGATCCTGTTAACATAGAAATATTTAAAGACATAAGCCTTATCAGGAGTAGGATAGAGCCAAACTCTTATATCCTGTTCCGGCCTTCCACTTGTAGCAGTGGTCTCATCTGTAATATCGCTGTAAGTGCTTGCCCCATTAATCACAGTAAACTGCGTAGGCCTAGCCGTTCCAGCACTCCCTGTCTGGTTCTTTCTACTTAGATTCATGTATTCTGTTCTGGAAATCTTGGTGATCGCAACATCCGTGGTAGTACTCCCACCTTCCAAACCTCGATTTACAGGGGTTGAATCCGTTGCATCATACGCCGTTGTTGTAATTGTAGCGTCAACTATATCCATAACTTTTTGGTCAAGCGCAAAGTTATTTGTTCCTGCCGTCAATGTTTTGAAATAATAGTCGATGGTCCAGAGATTAAGGCCACGGTTGGCCCATTCTGAAAACATAAGATTCAAGGATCTTTTGGCAGTCTTAAGGTCATAACCCGTAAGTACCTGCAATCCACATCTTTCGAATGCTTCCTCTATGATCTCCGAAATGTCGAGATTAAATGCTCTAGTGCCTGAATAAGCCATTTAACCTCCTTAACTAGAAATCGCAACGTAATTTTTAAGCCATTCCATTTGAACGAATACAGTATCGCCAGTACTTCTAGCTGGGTTGACAATGGTTACATTGCCATCATATCCTCCCGCCGCCTTATTGGCCGCCGTAGGCGATAAACCCCCAGTGTTACTGAAATCATAACTCCCATATCCATTCAATATTAAGAAAGGTATTTGAGCAGAGGCGTCCCATTGAAATTCTGTTGCATCCGCATTGGCGGTCATAAAAATATTAAACCAAACTTTATTTAAAGTTAAGTGACTGCATTCTTGATTATTTGCACTTTTATTTAACCCTGAAACATCAATCGCTAAACTTTGCGCGTCAGCTGCGTCACCAGCTGCAATTGTATAATGGTTAATGAATTTTCTTCCGCCGTCAAAAGTTGTTACTAAAGCCATAATTAATTCCCCTTATAAAAGAGTGGGGTCATTACACCCCACTCACGGTTATATTATTTTACCAAGTATCTCCTGAAGCAAGGTTCTTGCCTTGCATAAAGTCAATCTTGATCCACGCTTGCCCAGTGGTAGACAATGCTCCAGTTGGGGTATAAGTCAATACTGCCTGTACATCAGAGTCATAAGCAACGCTGTCTGAACCAGTATCCTCTTGTAACACGCTCATCCAAGCTGTTGCTTGAGTTGCGTCCACATCTACCTGATTACCTTGAGCTACAGCTGCTGCAGCTTGCATTCTAGCATTAGCTACATCAGCAAGATAGTCTTGATCATCAGATTTTCCAATTTCCATTGGATCCGCTGTTCCAGCATTAAACGCTTCTGCTACCCAAATCTTAATACCAGTAACGGTAGATTGGTAAGGAATAACCCCCAACGCTCTGCAATAGACATCCGCTGCCACAGCCGCTGTTCCCGCGGTAATGTTACCAGTGCCAGCCGCGCTTATAGCGATTCTAGTCACAGTCTTAAAGTTAGTAGCTGTACCATCAGTAGTATAAACAGCTCCAGCATTTGGTCCTGTGATAGCTTCGCTCAAGGCTTTGCCATTTACATCAGTGCCATAAACAGTGAAAGTTACACCTGAATCATCGCCATCACTTGTGATGCCGATTTTTCTTGCCCACGCTCCGTCAGCAGTTGCTGCTGTTCCAGAAACTGAAGGTGCATAAACTGAATTACCATTAATGGTAGCGCACAAAGCGCCATCTAATGTCAAGTTACCCGCAGCTGTAGGTGTTTGTGCAGTGGCAATGCCGTTTGTATCCGCTGCTGTTGGTTCTTGAAAATAACGAACTAATGAGTTTGATACCCAGTTAGTGTCCTTAAGATCAAGACCGCGATAGCCACCTGACGTGGCTCCGCTAATTACTGGACCCGTTTTTACCGGACCCGAAAAGGTTGTTGTACCCATGTTTTCTCCTTGGCTGTATAGGCCATTTGTTATGCCGTCTCTATACCGTCTGCCTAGCCAGTCTGCATAACTATTTACTAGGATAGGAAGGGCGAACTAACTTCGCCCTTCCTTAATTAATTTTATGCTCCTGGTGAGCCAAATATTCCGCGCCAGTCAGACCAGCCGAAGCTGTATCTTTCTCTTGCTTTGTATTTAACGTTGCCAGTTTCGAAGTCACCTTCCATTTTAGTGGAAACAGGTGTTCTTTGGAAATGCTTTAATCCGTTAGGAGCATCGGTTTTAATGAACCACGCGTCAGTATCAGTTAAGAAATTATTAACTACATACCCTTGCGGGATCATGCCCATGCTCTTTACAGCATTAATATCATTATCAGCAGTGCCGACTCTTTGAGACGTTTTCATCAGTCTCTCAGCAGTAAATTGAAGATTAACTGGAATAATCATTTTTGTGCCGTTAAGAGAAATTTTTAATCCTCTATCATCGGTCATTCCAGCAATATCAATTAAAGCTTGCTCAAGAGATGTCTCGTTAAGATCCGCAGCAGTTGATAGCTCGTTTTTGACATTTCCGCCAAGAGTAACGTGGGCTGTAGAGAAAAGCTCTAAGCCGTCACCACCTGTGTAAGAACTGTTAAATCCTCTATTGAGAACGTTAGCAGATTTTACTTGCTTAGTGTTCATCATAGAACGTGCTAGTGCTTTGGTATAACGAGAACTGATTTTGTCGTAAAGGTTATCCTCTACTGCTTCCTCAGTAATTGCAAAAGCAAGTGCTATAGTTTCGTGAGTATAGCGAGCAGTAAAAGCTTCAGTCGCATCGTCGAAATCAACTGATGTTCCTTCTGGTTTTACTGAAGCTGTACCGAAACCGGATAGCATTACTTCTTCTTCGAAAGCACGATCAGAATTTTCAGTATCGAAAATTTCTGTGTGCTGATTGTCGTAGCGGTCGTACTCCAAACCAAACAGCGCGTTAAGGCCGGGCTCGAGTTCTTTGACCAGTTGTGATCTAGATATAGCCATTTAAGCCTCCCTACGCTAGTGTTGCAGCTTGCAAGAAGAAATGCAAGTCTTGTGATGGTACTACATACGCATTTGTATTGTCAGCACTTGTATCACTGTTTGAAGGATCCTTAGATATCCCAATCTGTTTCCATGTACCTGTTGTAGCAAGAGTAGAAGTACCAATTTCCTGTGTTGATCTACCAGTTTTAGTGCTTCCACTTACTCCTGCTAAATCGAACCCACCGAAATTCATTGCTTCAGTTCCTGTTCCATCATGTTGTCCTTCAAAGACAATATATGGGTCATCGAAAACATAGGCTTCAATATCCGAAGCATTTACGTCTGCTGGATAGTATTTTGCCCAAGTTGGTTTACCTGTAGTTGGATCCGTATATTGACAACCATTAAAGATACCTAGAAACATTGCAGCAGCCGCTACAGTTTCTATGGTACCCGCTGTTACACGCGTTACCATTTGACCTTGGTAAAGTGCGGTATCATAGTTGGTTGTAATTCTATACGTGTTATTACGAATTTCGCCACCAGTGAGATGCCTTACGGGTCTAAACCCGAAAGCTGCGTCTTGGTTAGCCATCGTTTTATCCTTTTTTTAAAGGTTAAGTTTTTAATTCGATGGACAAAAGAGCTAGAAAATTAGGTCTTTCGGTTACCACCGAAGCTTACACGACTTTGCCGCTCAGGTTTACTGATTGGCATACTGGGATGTTGATCCTTCAATAGATCGTTTTCTATTGCGTCATCTCTATCTTGCGTTTTTTGCGCAAAATAATCTATACGTTCTTGCACGATTTCTTCCGGAATCTTTGCCAGTAATAATCCCCCAACTCCAATAACGCCTTTATATTTACCTTCCTGTATAGTTGGATATTCAGCTTCATAGGCATCGCCTCTTACGAGTTCGAAGCCTTCTCTTAGTCTAGCCGATAAATTTTTATTA